ATCCATGCGCCGGGATGCGTCGGGAACAGCCAATAGCCAATCGGCTCGCCAAAATTCCCAAGTGCGATGCCCTGAATGGTCGGCGCTCCATTCACCACGCCATTGCGCGCCGTATCCAGGTGATCGCTTTCCAGCACCTGCAAGCTGAGGCCGATCGGGTTCCGCGGCGATGTTGGCACGCTCAGCAGCCTGATGAAGCATTCACCGCTTTCGACGACCGCGCGCATGGCCAGCGCTTGCAGCCCATAGAGATCGAGCTTGTCCTCCGCGTCGCAAGCCGTGCTTTCCGCCCAGGCCTGCCAGGCATTGCGATGCGCGGTTTCAGGCCAGCGCGTCGTGATGCCTGCGCCGACCGCATTGCCGGTCCAAAGATCCACAATGCGTGCGGCATAGGGGTCATTGCGCACCGCATCGCGCGCGCGCCGTGCGACGCTGGCGGCGGCCAAGCCGACCTCGCCATTCGCGCTGCCGCCCGAGGGCGACCAGGTCGAGGCACGGTTCTCCTGCGCTGCCGCGTAACCCCTGAGGGCCTGCCACGCAGCGCGCAGGTGGAGCTTCATGCAGTGGGGGGCTCAGTCACGGCATCAAGAAGCGCACCGGCGGCTTCGGCGATTGCGCCATGGCAGGCCGCGCGATCCGCAGCTACCCAGGCGAGGGCGAGGCTTGCTGCCTCGGGCGGCGAGAGCTCCTTCTCCCAGGCGATCTGGCGTAGTCGGGCGAAGGCACGGAAGGCCTCCTCCGGCACGCCAAGCGCTGCCGCCAGCGTGGCGGGTTGCCAGTGCGTCTGTCCCATCATGCGTTCCTTGTGAAACTGGCGAGTGTGACGCCCGGCCGACGTGCGGTGGCATTCTCCGCGCCGTAGAGGGCAGCGATGGCGCGGCCCAATTCATCCAGGCTGCGATATTCGACGGTGCGGCCTTCGAAGGTCACGCGCGTGACGCCGCCAGTGAAGGCAGCGACAAGCACGGCGGCGCGGCTGCCGGCTGGTTGTGCCAACGCCCAGGCGAGTGTGGCGGGGTCCATGAGTTATCTCCGGCGATCGCTGGCCTTCCGTCATTTTTCGGCACAAGAGATGCATTTTTGATTTGACGCTAGGGCATGGTTATTCTTAGAAATTATCCCTCAATCCCTACTTGAAGCGAGACGCCGCCTTTTGTAAGGCCATTTCATAACCGCACAGAAAAATATAGCGAGCGTTCGGTCGTGGCGATATGGAGAGGAAATGCAACATGAAGTATTTTGTTTTTCTTCTTTTTTTACCGGCTATTTTAGCATGCAATCCAGCTTCGGGGCCATCTGAATCCTTACCGCGTAAGCCGGTCCCACCAGCACATCTTCAAAATCCTGGCCCAGATTGGATGTTGGTTGGCTCGGCTGGGGATGCGTTCATCTGGCTCCAAAAGCGCCCAGACCGTCGAACAAGAAACACAGTACAGATTTGGGAGATTGCGAATTGGGATCCGAACTCTTCAGTTGGCAAAACTGCATTAAGCATCCGGTCGCTTAAATCTTTTGATTGTGAAAATCGAAGAATCATGACACATCAAAACTCATGGCATAGTGGCTTCAATGCTGATGGGAGGACTATTCGAGTTGACGACAACCCTAGTAATTGGCGCTTTGTCGCGCCAGGAACTATGGGACACCTCCAATTAGAGACTGTCTGTCAGCTTAGACGTTGATGTACGAGATACTCATTCGAATGCTCCCTTCGCCGCACGTCTGATAAATCCCTTTGGAGCGCTCGAGATATGGGAAAGAAGTCACCCGCCCGCGCCGCGCGAGAGGGCGCGTAGGATCGGCAGGATTTGCGCCCCACCCGCGCCAAGCGCGATAAGCACCGCGACGATGCCCCAGATCGCGCCCTCAATGCGGCGTGACTGTTTGCGGAGGCCACAGATTTCCGCACGCACCGCCGTGTAGCGCTCGGCGCAGCGCTCGACATGCAGTGCCAGATCCTCGCGCTCACGCGCGTGGAGTTCCCCATTGCTCATGATTTCCTCCCGAAAGTGATCAGCGCAGCCACCCACCACGCGGCGCCAGCCAACCGGGCCGGCGCATCAGTGGCGGAGGCTCTAGGTTCGCTGGTGTAGGCAACGACGCGGCGGTCTCAGTCTGCGGCACATCCACCGGCGTATTCGCGATATCCTCGCGCAGCCTTTGCCAGAACCGCTCGCCATACCTATCCGCACCCAGCAGCCACAGCGCCGCACGCGCCAGCACCGCGCAATCCAGCGCCTCATTCCTGTCCCGCAGCTTCGCCCATTCCTGGCGGATAAAGCCGCGCCGGTCTTTCACCTGGTGCAGCTGCTCCGCCACCAGTTGCTTGACCCATTCAACCTCAATCCCCTGTGGCAAATGCACCCAGCCAGGTGGGAATTCCGCCGCCTCGCCACGTCCAAGCCAAAGCCGGCGATAGAGATCAACCTTCCAGGTCGAAACCGACACGGTCCAAAGCTTCAAGCCGCGCCGCAGTTTCCGCCCATCCACAAGCGCATCCACCGGCGTCGGGCCCTGCACCGGCTGAGCCCTATTCCATCCATCCACCCCCTTGGTCGGCGCAATGCGTGGATCGCGCAGGCGCCGCAAATGGCCATAGACCGCCGCCGTATCGCGTCCACCCGTATCAACGCAGGCCTTGGAGATGCGGATCGCGCCGCCATTTGCCCGTGGCCAATCACGCGCCAACAGCTCCGCCAGCGCATCCCAGGGCGCGCGTTCGCGCGGGCTGCCTGCAATGACGATGTGATCCAAAAGCCAGGAGGAATAACCCTCGGCCCAGGCCCAGATATCGCATTCCAGCCGGTCATCCTGCACATCGACGCCTGCCGTAAGCACCAGCGCGTCCTGCGCCACAACGCCAAGCCGGAAATCCTCGCGCCGTTCCACCAGGCGTTCCCAATCCGGCGCCTCGCCACGATCCTGCCAGGTCTCACCCAGCACCGTGTTGCGGAAGGTTTTCAGATCCTCGGCCTTCCCCTGCGCGGCTTCCCAATCGCGCGCGATCTGCTCCCAGGACAACCAGCCGACGGGGGAATACAGCGCCGAGATGTGAAAGCCGATGGTATGCGGATTCTCCGCTGCCGCTGTCGGCCGCCATTCGCCGGCGGCGAGCATGGCCGTCTTGTGGTGTTCCTCAATCGGCGTGTCGCATTCCTCGCAATGGTAGCGGACGCTACGCGGGTCGTCCTTTTCCCAGATCAGGCGTTCGAATTTCAGCCACTGCATGACGCCGCAATGCGGACAGGGCAGGAAAAAGCGCCGCTGGTCGGAGGCAGCATATTCCCGTTCAATCCGGCTGCGCCCGGCAATGGTCGGCGTTGACACCAGAAAGGCTTTCCTGCGCCAGCCGAAGGTACGTGCCCGGGCTTCGGCCAATGCAATCGGATCGCCTTCGCCTTCGATGTCACCGGGATAGGCGTCTACCTCGTCCAGAAACAGAAACCTGGCCGGCATGGAACGCAGCCCAACCGCACTATTGGCGCCCGTCAGCACGAGAATGCCACCGGGGAATTCCTTGGACAGCATCGTATTGCCGCTGTCCCGCGCGCGGGCTGGCGCCACGCGTTCCCGCAGCGCCGGTGTTTCCTCCAGCAATGGATCAATGCGCTGGCGCGAGAAGCGCTTAGCGAGTTCCACTGTGGGCTGCACCGCCAGCACCGGCGCGGGGACGTGATGAAGGACATAGCCGAGCCAATTATTGCCTGCCTCGGTCGCGCCCACCTGCGCTCCCTTCATGAACACAATCCGCCGTGCGGGATGCACCGCGGACAACGCATCCATCACATCGCGGAGATAAGGCGTGCGGCTAGTGCGCCAGGGGCCGGGTTCGGACGAGGCGCGGCTGCCCAGGATGCGGTGCTGTTCCGCCCATGCCGAGACAGTGAGTTGCGGCGGTGGGCGCAGCATGGCCCCGGCACGGCGGCGCACATGTTCACGCGTGCGGCTCTCGCTCGCCGCCGATGCCGGGAGGGTCGAAGCGATCTGAAGCCTCCGTCAGAAGCTCATTGATGTGCTGCTGCAGGATGGTTTGCAGCAGATGGGGCTCGACGCCGAGTTCGGCGGCAATCACGCCCGCGACACGTGCGGGCCAATTCAGTAGCGCGTCGCGCATGGTGCTGGCGATTTCATCAATCGTCGCATTGGCGGTCGCGACATCCAGTAGCCGGCCCTTGCTTTCGTCGAGCGCCAGGCGCTGGGCTTCCACCTTCAGCGCGAGTTGCGCGACCTTGAGGCGCGCGAAGGGCGTGCCCTCTGCCGCCGTACTGCCGCTAAGCGAGGAACGCTGCGGGTCCGAGGTTTCCAGCAGCCGGGCGCGTGTCTTGGCGATGTCCCATTGGCCATCGGGCTCGCGCGTGATGCGCCCCGTGCGTTCGGCCTTGTGCATGGTGGTGTCGCT